GGCCTAATTTAGTGGTAATTCTTTCCGCCTCCCGTGCGCCAGACAAGGTGCATCAAAGTCGCGCTAGCAATAGTCGCGGCTATATTGGTTTGAAGTATGAGCGCGCGACTATAGCAATGCTCCGTAAAGTGTTGCCCAAAGTAATGAAATTAGAAAACAATCCGTGGTTTTATTATGACTCCGATTTTGGTTCCGGCGCTTGCTCTACAGACGCGATTATTTTTGACAATAAGTTGGGTTTTATTATAGTAGTTGAAATAAAGAACACTTACACCCCGTTGGCGATGCAGAAGTTGATTGATCTTTATTGCCCCGTTGTTCGGGCAGTATTTGACAAGCCAGTAAAGCCGCTCGTGTTAGTTAAGAATTTGGTTCCCGGTTCCCCGTTTCCTAAGCTTTCTCTAAGTGCTGCCCTGGATTCGGAAGTTCCGTTATTACAATGGATTGGAACGGGAACTATCCGGTTATGAGCGAAGCCAATAGCGGCGAGTTAAATACTGAATTGCTGCAAACTTGGCTTTATTGGGCCGGAGCGAAACTTATTGCAATGCCAACCGGAAAGATAAAACCGACGGAACCGCGCGCGCTTTGGCCGGATTATGCAATCGATGCTTGGCAAGTATTGGAATTCCGCGCCCAGCATAGGATTCGGGTGCCAGCGCCAAGTAAAGATGAAATTCCTATAATGGAAGAAATACTATTATTTCCGAATTATTGCTCGCTTGTGCTCCGGCGGCGAGTATTACATCTTCGGTTGCTAGTAAACCCGACTTCGGGGCGACCAATCAATTCTTGGGATAAGGTAGCCAAGCGGATCAATACTTCAGTAGAACGCAGCAAACGGTTGCATTCGGCAGGATTGCAGGAAGTATTATTTAAGTTGCCCGAATCTAAATCGGAGGCGGTCGCGCGGTTCTTTGCGGGGATTTCAGTCTTCTAATTAGATCAAATTTGAACAGTTAGGGGGGTTGCAATTGGCGCGGTTTGCGCCTATTTTTATGACTCGGCAATGGTGCCGTTGGGATAGTCCCGTGAAAATCTACCGCTTAGAGCAACGCACGAAACAATGGCAGACGGTTGCGAGCGCAGCCAATCTTGACGAATTAATTGCAGCTTGGCAATCAACCGCGACAAAGAACGGCAAGCGGATAATCCGCAACGATGGCAAGCTGATTCGCCAAGAACTTCCTGAGACTTACTGAGTCATGAAAACAGATGCAAATGTAGCTTACGAATTGACGCAGCAACAGCGGGAGTTTGCCGCTAAGCTTGCGCGGATCGCCGAACTTGCCGAACGGAACGGAGCGCCGGAATTTGGCGGTTCTTTCTTTCGCCGCAAGTTGGCGGAAATGATGAATAGGAAGGGGAACTAACCGCAATGACGTATCTGGAATTTGCCGCAGCGATCCGCGCGATTGATAACAACGTTGTGCGGCAGGACTCAGATTACCGCGCGTTGCTTTCAACTATGGCAAAGCGCCAATTGAAACGCGGCGAAACTTGGCGACAAGTTGCTTTGTTTCGCCTTGGCGTTATGACGTTGCACGAAACAAACTAGGAAAGGAAAGTTGACAATGGCAAACCAAATCAAATTCCGCCGCATAGGCGGTTTGTTCTTTTTTCGTCTTGGCCGGTTTGGTGGTAGTTTCTATCTGGCTTCCCGGTTCCCCAAAGTGACCAGTGTCCGCGGGCGGTATCTGTTTTCGGCTGACGCGCGGCGCTCCGGTTGCTAAGCGCCGCTCCCGGTCCCGATTAGAGATTAGCGGCCTTTGGGCCGCTTTTCTTTTGCCCGAATTTCCGGTCGCGAGCGGCGGCGCTCCGATAGCCGGTTTGCCTAGCCCAGATATCCTAACAGCGAGCGGTTGCTTCCCGGTTCAGCGGCCTCCGTAGCGGTTCTATAGCGGTTGCCCAAAGGGTGGCGGTTGGCGCGGAATCCGAAGGTCGGGGACCGGTCCCGGTTGCTTTCCGCTTGCCTTCCCCGCTCCGATCCCCATAGTTCATTATTAGAATAGGGCGGCGCTGTTGCGTTTCCTATTCCTGTTTGCGTTGGGATGAAACTTAAGGCCGGTTGTAGGAGGCTCTTTGTAGCTTTCTCCCGGCCTTTCTTTTTGGGGATTGTTTGTGGTTGCTGCGTTAAAGGCAATGCAGAGCGCGGTCCCATTGGTAGATATACGGAGCGCACAACCGCCTATTAAGGAAGGGGCTGCGATCTACGATAGCCCGGAATGGCGGCGCTTAGTTGCCGCGTTGATACGGGAACGCGGTCGCATATGCGAAGACCCGGATCACAACTACAACCGGACGCATCGCTTAAAGAACGCGCTGCCCGCTCCCGATAGCCTCGGGCGGATCTATGGCGACCACATAGTTGAGCTTGCCGATGGCGGCGCTCCGTTTGTTGCTTCAAACGTGTTGCTGCGTTGTGCTGTTTGCCACGGTCGCAAGACTGCAAAGAGCGGCATTGATCGGCGAACTACAAAGTACAAACCGGCCTCCTCCATATTGGAGTTGACCATCCGTTGAACTACAAGTCCATTCAACTTGGCGCGGTTCATTGCTCCAATGTTGGACTTGTTAGTTGGGCGCGCGGTTTGTTGGGGCGGTTTGTAGTTGACCGTCGGGATGTTGGAGTTCCGGGGGGAGGGTTTGTAGTTGTACCATGTGGGGCCATCTCGCCGCCGGGGTGCTCATGCGAGAACTTTCCGTCCACCATTGTCTAATCAGTAACAAGTGAAATAATGTAATGGCAAAGTCAAACGCGGAGATTCAACGGGACTATATGGCGCGGCTCAAAGCCCGCGCGGCGATGCCGCTTAACTTGGGTGCCGATTTGGAAGATGGCATTCCAGTTAAGCAAGAACAATTGACGCCGCTGGAATATATGCTTCGGGTTATGAACGATCCGAATGCAGAGAGAGATCGGCGCGATAAGATGGCCATAGCGGCTGCGCAATATATGCATGTTAAGGCCGATGTGAAAGAAGCGGCTAAAACAAAGAAAGAAGAGCAAGCTCAAGCTGCCGATGAAGCATCGAGCAATGGTATGTTTATACCGACTCAACCCCCCAAGACTCCTACGGAAGTACACGTTAACTGATGGCTGTACCCGTCTGGACCACCGCGTTACCAGATTGGGAAGAAAGACTGCTTTCGGGTTCTTCGCTTGTTCCGTGTCCGCCCCTGTTTCCCGACTACGCGGCCCGCGCTTTAAGTGTATTTAAAGAGCTTAAGATTGTTGATGCTCCGGGGCAGCCGAAGATGGGCGATGTGGCCCGGCCTTGGGTCTTTGACTTTGTTTCTGCAATTTTCGGTTCTTACGATAGTGAGACAGGCCGACAGGCGATCCGGGAATTCCTACTACTTGTAAGCAAGAAGAACGCTAAGAGTACGATTGCAGCGGGCATTATGCTCACGGCGATCATTCTTAATTGGCGACATTCTGCCGAGCTTTTTATTTTATCCCCAACCAAAGAGATTGCTAACAATTCTTTTATTCCTGCTCGCGATATGATTGCAGCAGATGATGTTTTGCGGGATTTGTTCCATGTGCAGGAGCACCTGCGGGTTATTACCCACCGAAAAACCAAAGCAACTCTTAAGGTAATTGCTGCCGACAACGAGACGGTTGGCGGTAAGAAGGGTAGTTTTGTTTTGGTTGATGAAATGTGGCTGTTTGGAAAACAACAGAAGGCGGAGAGTATGTTGCGGGAAGCCCTTGGTGGGCGAGCATCCCGGCCCGAAGGGTTTACAGTTTATTTAAGTACCCATTCAGATGAACAACCGGTGGGAGTTTGGAAGCAAACCTTGAATGACTATCGGGATATTCGGGACGGAAAGTTGGTTGATCCCAAGAGGATGGGAATTCTATATGAGTTCCCGCAACGGATGATTGATTCGGGAGAATACAAGCTTCGGAAGAATTTCTACATTACAAATCCAAACCTGGGTGCGAGTGTTGATCCGGAGTTTTTGGACGAAGAATATACGAAGGCCGAGCGGAACGGGGCTGTGAGTTTCGCTGGATTTGCAGCAAAGCATCTTAATGTTGAAATTGGACTCGGGCTTCGGAGTGATGGCTGGATCGGGGCCGAGTATTGGAATGCGGCGGCTGAACCGGACGTTGATTTGAATTTTATTCTAACAAACAGCGAAGTGGTTGTTGCTGGGGTTGATGGCGGCGGATTGGATGATATGTTGGGGTTGGCGGTTTTGGGTCGGGAAGCTGGGAATGGCCGTTGGATGCTTTGGACTCATGCATGGGTTCATAAGATTGCACTTGAACGGCGGAAGGGGGAAGTGAGTAAGTGGAAAGATTTGGAGACAGCCGGTGATTTGACGGTTGTAGAAAATCTTGGCGAAGACATTGAACAGATTATTGAGATTGTTAAGCGGATAGAAGTGGCTGATTTGTTTCCTGAGAAGAATGCAATCGGGTTGGATCAAGTGGGGATTGGACAACTGCCGAACCAACTTGCGTTGGATGGATTTGAGCATCCACGGGTTGTTGCAATTACCCAAGGTTGGAAGTTGAGCGGAGCTATTAAGACTGCGGAGCGAGAACTGGCATCGATGAACCTGGTTCATGGCGGCCAACCGCTTATGGATTATGCGGTGACCAATGCCAAGGTAGAACCGAAGGGAAATGCAGTCTTAGTTACCAAGCAGGTTTCGGGTGCCGCGAAGATTGATCCGTTGATGGCGATGTTTAATTGTATTGCATTGATGAATATGAACCCGACGAGTGCAAAGAAAGAATATCAAGCTTTCTTTCTTAATGTGGCCTAGCGGCGCGCGGCGTTGAAAACTCGTGATCCAGTTCCGCCTGTAGAGATTCCAATATTTCCAGGGGACGGAAGTATGCCAGTTCCAAAGCCGCATAAGAATGAAAATCAAAGCGACTTTATTGATCGGTGCATGTCCGATCCAAACATGCAAGAGTATGACCAAGATCAACGCCTGGGTGTTTGCTTTACCCAGTGGCGCGATAGAAATAAGGATGGTACAATGGCGTATGATGGTCCCTGCCCAACTCCCAATGCCGGCGAAACTCAAAGCGATTTTATGGATCGTTGTATGGCTGATCCTGCGATGGATGCAGCATCATCGGCGGAAAAGCTATCGGCTTGCACAATTTCTTGGAACGATAACCAGAAAGCCGCGCCGGAACCAAAGACCCGCGCCTATAGTATTATTGAAGTTAAGAGCATCAATGAAGAAGAACGGATAATTGAAGGGATTGCAACAACGCCGGCGACCGATCGGTACGATGATATTGTTGAACCGATGGGCGCTGCGTTTAGTTTGCCGATGCCATTGCTTTGGCAACACAATCCCGAACAACCGGTTGGATTGGTTGATGTTGCAAACGCGACCAGTAAGGGAATTTCGTTTCGGGCAACACTACCAAGGATTACGGAGCCGGGAATTCTAAAGGACCGAATTGACGAAGCTTGGCAAACCGTCAAGGCTGGTTTGGTTCGGGGCGTTTCGATTGGGTTTAAGCCGATTAGTTATGAAGTAATTAAGGATGCTGAAGGTAAATCGACCTTTGGGCTTCGGTATACTGCTTGGGATTGGTTGGAATTAAGTTTGGTCACAATTCCTGCGAACACCGAAGCAACAATTTCTGCTATTCGTTCCTTTGACAACCAGAACACCCGCGTTAGGAATAGTATGGTTGTCACGCTGAAGCCCGGCGGTGCGGGCAATCGGAGCAATCCCGCTCCAACTTCTACTGTCAAACCCGCATTGAAGGGAAACACCACTATGCCCAAGCCGTTGAATGAACAGATTGCTGACTTCATTGCTGTTCGAGGAGAGAAAGCTTCTCGGATGCAAGTGGTCATGGACGAGGCCGCCGAGAAAGGCGAAACTCTCGACGCCGCAAAGCAGGAAGAGTTTGACGGGCTTCAGAAAGAAATCGAGACAATCGACCAACATCTGACTCGGCTTCGGATGATGGAAAAGTTGGCTCAAAGCTCCGCGAAGCCCGCTGCCGGAAGCACTATTGACGATGGAAGCAATTCGCGCAGTGGTACGGTTCCGGCGACACCGATTCATTCGCGCCGGAATACTCTTCCGGGAATTGAGTTTACCCGGTATGCCATGTGTCTGATGAGTGCGCGCGGTAATGCCGATGCGGCTCTTAAGATCGCAGAAGCACGGTATCCCGATGAACAGCGAGTGCATCATGTTCTTCGGGCGGCTGTTGCAGCCGGAACCACTACCGATCCGAATTGGGCCGGCGCGTTGGTACAATACACCAACTTCGCGGGCGACTTTATCGACTTCCTGCGACCGGCAACGATCATCGGGAAGTTCGGTACGAATGGAATTCCCTCGCTTCGGGCCATTCCGTTCAATGTTCGGATCAAGAAGCAAACGACCGGTGGTGAAGCCTACTGGGTTGGAGAAGGCCAGCCCAAGCCGCTGACGTTCTTCGACTTCGATACCATTTTGCTTCGTTGGGCGAAGATTGCAAACATTGCAGTCCTTACCGCGGAGCAGGTTCGGTTCTCGACGCCGAGTGCAGAACAAGCGGTGCGGAGCGCGCTCGCCGACGCGATTGTTGCGCGGGAAGATATCACTTTTATCGACCCGAGTGTTACGGCAATTGCCGATACGCGACCAGCGGCCATTACCAATGGTGCAACGGCGCACGCCAGTTCGGGCACTGATGCAAATGCGGCTCGGGTTGATGCGGGTGTTTTGATGACCGCGTTGGCTACAAACTTCTTGCCGTATTCCCAAGCGGTCTGGATCATGAATTCCACGACTGCTATTTCGCTGTTCTTGATGCGGAATGCTTTGGGGCAGCCCGAGTTTCCGGGGTTGTTGGCCGACGGTGGCACTTTCATGGGCCGCCCGGTTATTGTCTCGGATCATATTTCTCTTACCGGTTCGCCCGGAACGAGCATTATGGTTCTGATGATTCCGCAAGAAGTCTATCTGTCGGATGACGGGCAGGTTGTTGTGGATGCCAGCACCGAAGCAAGCTTGCAGATGGACAGCGCCCCGACAATGGCAAGCACGAGCGGAAGTCCCGCCACTCCGACTGCAACCCAAGTGGTGAGCATGTTCCAAACCAATAGCATTGCTATTCGGGCGGAAAGGTTCATCAACTGGGCGCGCCGCCGGGATGCAGCGGTACAATACTTGACCGGTGTTCATTACGTCGCGTAAGGGCGCCGAACGTTGTTAAATCTCGCCATTGCAGATCGTCGTTGGAATGGATGCCGTGTTGTTGTTGCGGCGTCTGGACCAAGCCTGAGTGCTCAGGTAGCGGCGGTTTGCGATGGCGAGATTGTTTTAGCAGTTAATGATGCGTATAAGTTATTTCCCAACGCAGCGGTTTTGTATGCTTGCGATGCTGTTTGGTGGGAAGTTAATAACTTTGTTCCAGAATTCTCCGGTGAACGATGGACAAGTCATTCAACATCGCCGAGGAACGATAAGACTGGGCTGAAGAATCGGGAACTTTTTCATATTATCGGTGGAAGAACTCAATCAGGGTTTTCGACTGATCCAGGTTTTGTTAGTTATGGAAATAACTCTGGGTTCCAAGCGGTAAATTTGGCGATTTTGTTCGGGGCGACAGAGATTGTTTTAATTGGGTTTGATATGCGGGTTGTTGGGGAAAAGTCGCATTTCTTCGGGAACCATAAAGTTCCGCTTCGTGCGGCGAACTCGTATTTGACTTGGATTAATGAATTTGCGAATGCCGGCAAAATGCTGGATAAAAGAATACAAATAACAAACGCAACTCCCAACAGCGCCTTGAAGTGTTTTCCGATGATACCGCTAGAAGAAGCCCTGCGGAGCGGTGGGGGTTTTGTGCACGTTGAGGCCGCGGAATGATAATTGTCAACGATCAACGTTTGATAAAACGATTTCAAGAACTAGCAATTTGTTTTATTTGTATTGTTTTAATTCTATTTATTTTGGCACTGGTTTATGATTAAAATCTTTGTCGGTTGTGCGGGGAATAACGAAGACCTTGAGTCGCAGGCTGTGTTGCATTGGAGTTTGCAGAAGAATGCTTCTGAGCCGTTTGTGATTTCGTTTATGCAGCTTTCGAAAGAACCTGATTCGCTATTCTATAGCGATGGGAAGGCTGGGTGGCAGATTTCTGAATGGACAACTCCGTTTTCTGGATTTCGGTGGGCTGTTCCAGAGCTTTGTGGATTTGAAGGATCAGCTATTTATATGGATAGCGATGTTATTGTTCGCGGGGACATCGCGCGGCTTTGGAACAGGGAGTTTGAGCCGGGGAAGATTGTAATTGCTAAAGGAAGTCCGCACCCGCAACGACTGTGTGTTTCTAAGTGGAACTGTGCAGCCGCCAAGAATTGGCTTCCAAGATTAAGTAATATTAGATCTGATCTAAATTGTCATCGGTATTTGATGCGGCGGATTGCAACCGATGTAAAGTTGGTTCAGCCGTTCGGGGAATTGGGCAATTGGAACGCATTGGATATCGAGCCGTTGGATTTGGAAGATGAGAGCATTCAGGCAATTCATTATACTGGAATTCCAACCCATCTTGGATTGAAGTATGCAATCCCAAGGTTGGCGGCACAGGGTAAGAGGCATTGGTTTACTGGTATTCCCCGAAGCAACCCAAATGCCAAGCTTCAGGTTTTGTTTGATGAGTTGCTTGTGGAAGCGATTGAAGCCGGCTTTCAACCGGAAGATTATATTCGGCCAGAGTTTGGCAAATATACGCTTAATAGATATCCGACATGAGGCATAGGGACCGGATGATTCTCTCTTGCCACCAAATAACTTTGTTGGAAGATAGCTTTGGGCTTTGGTGACGAAATCATTGCAACGGGTTTGGCCCGAGGGGCGATGAAACGTGGCAAACTTATTGCGTTTGGAAATGGTGATAGAATAATTTGGTCCGACCAATCGAGAATTGTGTTTAAAGATAATCCAAACATTGCGGTGCCGGGGAATGAGAAGCTGGATAATTTGGAGTGGATTTCTCATTATCGTGGAAATCGGATGTATGGAAAAGCAGAAAAAGGAAAGTGGAAATTTAAGGATTGGAAGTGTCCACAAGGGGAAATCTTCTTTAGTGAGACTGAAAAGCGTTTTGGCCTTGAGTGTCAAAGTGATGGTTGGCCGTTTGTCGTTATTGAGCCGAGAGTAAAATTGTCTGGGGCTTGTGCTGGTGCGAATAAACAGTGGCCGGTAGATCGATATACGGAAGTGGCTCAAAGTTTAATTGCGCGCCGAATTCGAGTTGTCCAATTGGTGCCGCCGAATTCTAAGAAAATACTTCCACTGATTGAAGGGGTTGAGACATCGGACTTTCGTTTGGCACTGGCGGTACTTGCTCGGGCGGTGCTTTATATTGGTCCGGAAGGTGGCCTTCATCATGGAGCGGCTGCGGTTGGAACCAATGCAGTGGTAATATTTGGGGGATTTAATAGTCCAAGATCAACCGGATATGAAATGCATGAAAACATTTCGGTTGGCGAACCGTGTGGAAGTATAGGGAGATGTTTGCATTGTAAGGAAGCAATGGAATCAATCTCGGTTGAGCGGGTTTTGAGTGCAGCGGTGAATAGAATTCGCTATCCAGTTGAAACAGGAGTTTTTGCATGACGGCACATTTGATTCTTGTGTTGTTGGCAATGGTATTTGCGGGGCTTGCTGCAATTAATGTTTCTTCGCCGCCCTGGTTTAAGGTTCATTGGGGTTGGTTGGGAATTACTATTTGGATTTTATCAACTTTGGTGTAAGAATGACAATTCAGAATTACAAAGGCATTTGGCTCCCAGATCGGGAAGAGTATCTTAAGCAAGATATTGATGTCTCGCCGATGTTTGCGGGAAAGCCAACCATTCAGTTTAAGAAATTTGCTCGGGCGTTTCCGGAGATTAAGAATTGGCGTCATGCTATTGATATTGGGGCAAATTTGGGAATTTGGACTAGAGTAATGGCGCGGTGCTTTGATCAGGTTAGTTGTTTTGAGCCGAACCCTGAGTGCCATGAAGCATTTCTGAAAAATACGGATGGCGGCGATTGTAAGATTGATTTATATACCTCTGCGCTCGGTGAAGAAAGACGTGATGTTTGTTTGAATACAAGATTACGTAGCACAGGATTTACCAGAATTGACGAGAGTGGTGATTATTATGTTACGCAAGAAACATTGGATAGTTATAAATTTGAACAGGTTGATTTCATTAAGATTGACGTTGAGGGTTGGGAACATAATGTAATCAAGGGTGCGATTAAGACAATTAACAAATATAAACCGACGATTATTATCGAACAGAAGCCAAATAATGCAGAACTGCATGGATTGAAACAGTTTGGAGCAAGGAACCTATTGCAGAAGATGGGAATGCGGGTTGCTGCGGAAATGGCCGGCGATTTTATAATGGTTTGGTGAAGTGTATTATTTATGTATTACACCAGATCGGACTATTAAGACAAGTATGATAATGGAAGCCTTGAATGCGGGTTTTAAGAATGAAGTGAGAAAGGTGGTTGTTGGTGTTCCACCGGAAGATGAGCATCCGTTTGTTGTTTGGGGCCAAGAGTGGACAGCCCTTGAAGCAATTCCAAACGCAATCAAACAGAATAGACCATTTTGGCACATCGACAACGGATTTTGGGACCCGGCTCGGGGAACAAGTCGGGGCTATTATCGGATGACTTATAGGTCAATGACCCCGATTTATTTGTCGGAGGGAATGAACCTCAAGGCTCCAACTGCCAGTCTTATTCCTTGGCGAAAAGTCGGTGGTCATGTTCTGTTGGCAATGCCTGGGGTTCATTTTGGAATGGCATTGGGAATTGACGTGGCGGGTTGGTGTGCGAAGATTATTCCGGAAATGATATTTGCGTGCAGTAGAATTGATCGTCCGCTTCGAATTCGGGAACGGGATGCGCAACGGCCCCTTCGGAATGATTTGCTTGGAGCGTGGGCTGTTGTTACGCATTCGAGTAACGTTGCTGTGGATGCAGTTATTTCTGGAATTCCAGTGTTTGTGCAAAGAACCTGCGCGGCGGCCCCAGTTGGAAGATTGGATTTAGACTTGGAAAATCCGATTACTCCGGGGCGCAATCGTTGGATTAGATCGCTTGCAAGCCAACACTTTACGTTGGATGAAATGAAAAGCGGGACGGCGCAGTTCTGGATGAAGACGATTGAAGAAATCGTGGACAACACCAAAGCAGGAGAAGTTAGCTATGGCTGACAAGGTTAAGGTGACGTTACTGAAGAAGCTGTATAGGGATAATGCTGGGGATGTTATCGAGGTTCGATCGCACGAAGCCCGAGCGCTTATTGCTCTTGGAACGGCAGAGAATTACGTTGAAAAGCCGGTCCGGACAACCACAACTCGGGTTATGCAACCGCTAAAAGAATCTGAGCCGGCTGCGGATACCCAGGATGTTACAGTTACTGGGACTATTGGTGAAAATCAATTTGGCCGGTATACTCGCCGCGATATGCAACCGGAAGAGTAAATAAGCCTGTGGCAAATCTTCTAGCTCGCGTTCGGAATGCATTGGTTCCGGTTACTAAAGCTCCCGTCGCGCCAATGGTCGCAAGTAATATTGTTGGCTATGGCGCGGGTAGTGGTGGCTGGTGGCCGTTGATCCGAGAACCTTTTGCTGGGGCTTGGCAACGGAACTTGGAAGTTCGCGCCGATCATGTCGTTATGAATGTAACGGTTTTTCGGTGCATAAGTTTGATTTGCTCCGATATTGCCAAGATGCGAATGAAGCTGATGACGCAAACTTCGGATGCTAATATTTGGGAAGAAGCATCGAACCCCGCTTGGTCGCCAGTTTTATCAAAACCAAACCATTTCCAGAATAGAATCCAGTTCTTCGAGAATTGGTTGAATAGTAAACTGAACGCGGGGAATACGTATATTCTAAAAGAACGTGACAATCGCAATGTTGTTGTTGGTTTGTATATTCTCGATCCCCGCCGGGTTCGCCCGCTCGTTGCGGATAGTGGGGATGTTTTCTATGAACTTCATACCGATAACTTGGCGGGGATTTTAGAAAATGTAAATGTACCGGCGAGCGAAATCATCCACGATCGTTGGAATTGTTTCTTTCATCCTCTTTGTGGCCTAGGTCCGATTGTTGCAAATGGATTGGTTGCAACCCAAGGGCTTCGAATTCAGGAGCATTCGGCACAGTTCTTTAGAAATGGGGCAAATCCTGGGGGGATTTTGACGGCCCCTGGAAAAATCGACAACGATACCGCTGAACGGCTTAAGGCTGATTGGCAACAACGGTTTACGGGAAGTAATGTTGGATTTGTGGCGGTTCTGGGGGATGGGCTTACTTATAACCCAATGTCAGTTACGCCGATTGATGCACAATTGATAGACCAATTGAAGTGGACTGCGGAAACAATTGCCGCTAGTTATGGGGTTCCAGCCTATAAAGCGGGAGTGGGCGCGCTTCCAACAAATACCAATATCGACGCGCTGGAAACTCAATACTACCAATCTTGTTTGCAAATCCACATTGAAGCAATTGAGTTGTGCCTCGATGAAGGATTGAATTTACCGAATGACTGGACTGTTGAGTTTGATTTAGATGGTTTGCTGCGTATGGACGCAGCAACGATGATGAAGTATCTTAGCGATGGGGTTAGTTCGGCGATTATTGAACCGAATGAAGCAAGAGGAAGAATTGGGCTTGCGCCGAAAACTGGCGGCGATGCCCTTTACTTGCAGCAACAGAATTATAGTCTTGCAGCCCTTGCAAAGCGGGATCAATCCGCTGATCCGTTTAGTAAAGGTTCGCCGCCAAACCCGGCCCCGAATTCGACTTCGGACCCAAATCCGGCCCCAAGTTCTGTTCCAAATCCAGATCAAACTACAAACAATTCTCTTGTAGGTGATCTTTCTAGAAGGTTGCTTCGCTTTGCCAACAACAATTGACGATCTGCTTCCTGAGGCGCTTGCAGAAGCGTTGGGAGGTATTATTAAGAATGAACGCCGCGAGTGGCAGCGAGAGCATGAGCTTGCATTAGCTCATCGCGACGCAATCATTGCGGATATAAAGAGAGAGAATACTGAACTTCGAGTTGAGCTTAGGGATATTGTGAACGGGTTTTTGGCTCGGGCAGAGATTGTAATTGAGCATGTTAAGGATGGTGAGCCGGGGCCGGAAGGAAAAGAAGGTGCACCAGGCATTCAAGGTGAACGTGGATTTACAGGCGAACAAGGAATTGCGGGTATTGATGGATTGCCCGGTAAAGATGGAGAAGCAGGTTTGCAGGGGGAACAAGGTATTCAGGGAATTTCAGGAATAGATGGTAAAGATGGAATTGATGGAGAGGATGGAAAAGATGGAATAAATGGCGTTGACGGGAAGAACGGCGAAAATGGAATAGATGGAAAAGATGGAGAAATTGGTTTAGCCGGTAAAGACGGCTTGAATGGCAAAGACGGTAGGGATGGAATAGATGGTATTAATGGTATTGATGGTAAAGACGGTATAAACGGTAAAGACGGAATTGATGGCAAGGATGGAAATCCTGGGGAACCGGGTATTGCTGGCAAGAATGGAACTGATGGAGCGGACGTAGTTGGTGGATTTGTTGATAGGGAAGGTAATGGGATTCTAACGTTAACTAACGGTAAGACTATAACGCTTGGGGTGTTGGTTGGAAGGGATGGCGAACGTGGGCCGCCGGGGGAACCACCAAATTCAGATACAATCGCTAAGTTGGTTGCAGACTGCGTTGATAGGGGATTGTTGGCGGCTGCGGTTCCACTTGTTGCACCAGATGATGTTGCTCCGGTTATTGGTAGAGGGATATCGTTGCTGGCAGAGTCGGCGGCTATTCCTGAATGGAAAAAGGAAACTGTTTTACCGCCGATTAATTTGATTGTTGATAACGGTGCAACGGTTCCGAGAACGAAGACAATTACTACAAGCCGGGACGGGGCGGGGAATCTGGTTGCAAATGTTGTTGAAAATTAAATGCCATCAGTGATCTATAATTCCATACTTGAAGACACCCTTGGCGGGAATGTTGATTTTACTAAAGATGCGTTTAAGGTGATGCTGGTGACTTCCAACTATGTGCCAAATAAAGAAGCCCATAGTCGGCGATCGAATATTAGTTATGAAGTATCTGGTATTGGTTATAAGCCGGGCGGGTTGTTGGTTCCAGTGTCGGTTAAGAAGAATAATAATTTGGAGGTTTTATTTGGATTGGTTGCTTGGTCGTTGTCTACAATAACAGGTGCGGGCGCGGTTTATTATAGGTCGCATGATAGTTTGGCTATGTTGGACGAATTAGTTGCGTTTGTGGATTTTGGTCGCGATGTGGTTTCTATTAATGGGCAATTCCTACTCAACACTTCAACGTTACGTTTCCAAAATGGGAGCTAGGGAATGAGTAAGTCAAATTCTTGGGAAAATGCCCTTCTGTTACTTTTGTTTAATAATACGAATGCAGCTAATATCGGCGATGCGACCGGGTTGCGGGGAAGCACTGTTGCGGGAAGTTTGTATTTGTCATTGCATACCGCCGATCCCGGTGAAGCGGGAGATCAAACTACCAGTGAGGCGGCCTATACGAGTTATGCAAGAATTGCAGTAGCCCGATCGGGGTCTGGGTTTACGGTAAGTGGGAATAGTGTTAATTTGACCTCAGCGGTTAATTTTCCTGCTGGTACTGGTGGCTCTGGGACTGTTACTCATTTTGGAATTGGTACGGCATTGAGCGGTGCTGGTGTTTTGTTATATTCGGGAACCGTGACACCAAATATCGTAACTGGGAACGGGGTTACTCCCCAGTTGACAACTGCGGCCGGTTTGGTTACTGAGGATTAACTTATGGCCGATAAGTCCTTTAATCTCTGCCGGTTTACGACAGCAACGACGGGAACCGGCGCGATTGCTATTGGTGCAGCGGTTGTTGGGTTTTTTACGCCTGCTGGTGCCGGTGCAGTTAATGGGGATGTTGGAACTTATTCAATCCAGGACGGTGCAAACAGCGAGACGGGGCGCGGAACTTATAGTTCAACGGGACCAACACTAACTCGCACCACGGTATTTCTTTCAACGGCTGGTGTTGGTACGCCGATTAGCTTGTCCGGTAGCGCGCAGATTATCTTTACACCACTTGCAGAAAATACGACGTTATCCGGTGGGATGACGTTAAATCAAGTTCCAAAAGCAAGCGGCGCTGTTGGGCTAGTTGATAGTTTAATTACTGACGACGGCACGACGGTTACGATTGGTAGTGGTACTTCTAATAATCTTATAGTAAATGGGTCAATTTTCGCGAGTGGTGGTCTTATAGCCGCCGGTTCAGCATCTACACCAGGTGGTATAAGGATTCTTTCGGGCGATGGCGTTGCTAATCATTATGCACAAATCATTACAACTATACCTAATTCAAATAGACCTAGTTTTCAGTTGCCGAATGTAGCGGCAGGTTCGTTTAACTTAATCTCTTCTGGCGATACTGGGTCTGTTACTAATACGATGCTGGCTAATTCGTCAGTAACGGTAGCCGGCCACGCGATATCCCTGGGTGGTTCGTCAGCGTTGGCGGCGAGTGATCTGTCGAATGGTGTTAGCGGAACTGGCGCGGTCCTTCTTGCATCGGTTATAGATACTGATGCTACACTTGCCGCAAATAGTGCAACGTTGGTTCCTGCCCAGAGCGCGATCAAATCTTATGTTGATAATTTTAGTACGGGTTTGAAGTGGAAACTGCCGGTCGTAGTTGCAACCACCGCGAATATAACATTATCTGGTGAACAGACGATCGATGGGGTGTTGACTTCTGCTTCACGAGTTTTAGTTAAAAATCAAACCACTGGCTCACAGAATGGTATTTATGTCTCGGCGGCTGGTGCTTGGACCAGATCAACCGATGCCGACACTGCACCCGAGATTACTCAAGCAACTTTATTTGTTCAACAAGGCACGGTTAACGCTAACACTCAATGGACCTGCTCAACCGTTAGTATTACACTTGGAACTACCGCGTTGACTTTCGCGCAGATTTCGGGAGCGGGCACCTATTCGGCTGGTGCTGGTTTAACGTTGACGGGAAACCAATTCTCGCTAACTAATTCGTCGTTGACAATTGGCTCGACTACTGTTTCGTTGGGCGGGACCGCTGCTACTATAAACTCGTTGACGCTAAGCGGTACGACGATTGCGACCGGAGCTATTTCTCAAAGTTATGATGGATCGGTTAATCCAAATGCTGGCAACACTCAAGGTATTGCTTCGCTCAATTCCGTCTACAACGAGATAGCCGTTTATGGAAACTACCCGACCAGCAGCACAGACTTTACAGCCATAGGGCATCAAGATGGCGCTGGTTATTTATATAGCAATAGTAGTCAGCTTCGTTTGCAGGTCAATACCGGGAACTTTATAGCATTTGACATTGGATTTAGTACTGAGATCGGAAGGTTTGATGCTGCTGGCTTGCATGTGGCAGGAAGTCTTGATATTGCTGCAACAGATGGTGTTACAACTTCTGCATTAATACACGGCTCTAATAGAGCCATTCGTATGTGGACCACAGCGAGCGGTAGCGCTTATATTGAAGGTGTAGATAATACCGGAGCGTTAAGTTATCAACCTTTAATTATTGGCGGCAGCAGTCTCGACTTTCAAATCTCTAGCGCATCCAAATTTTCGATCAGCACTTCGGGCGATATACTTGTCAATAGCAATAACTCTGTTTTCTATTCGGCGACAACCCCCACGACCGCTGCGACTGCAAAGCAGGTCCAGATAGGTGAGGCAACAGACAATACGGCTTACCGGCTCTCGTTGGGTTACTACAACGATAGCACTTATGGATATACTGGCGTCATCCAAGATACCGCTGGTGGAAGTCCAAGTAGACTACTAATAAATCCACTTGGTGGTAATGTCGGGATCGGCAGCACCTCGATCAACCCGTCAGCTACTCTCGACGTGACCGGCACGGGCAAGTTCAGTGGCAGTCTTATTACGACCGGAGTTATTGCTCAAAGCTATGATGGATCGGCCAACCCGAATGCCAGTTATCAGGGTATAGCCTCGCTCAGGTCCGTCTACAACGAAATCGCTGTCTATGGAGATTATCCAACATCCTCTGCGCGTTACATGGCTATGGGGTCTGACAATCTCGCTGGTTATCTATATACCAATGATACTCCACTGTTCATACAGGTCGATACTGGTAATTATATAGGATTTGACGTTGGATCTAGCTCGACAGTTCATGTTGGAAAATTCGATGCTTCTGGTTTGCATGTGTCTTCAGGTAATACTTATGCAGTTAGTCTTTTCGGAGCATCTGCATATCCAAAGGTTGCGGCTGGGGCTGGTGCAACTGGACTTTTGATAAACCCAAGCGATAATGCCAGCAATGCAACTTTTCGTTTAACCAATTCAACAAACGGTGTAAAGATCGAAGGAGTGGATTATACTGGCACCGGTGCTTACAAAGATATTGGGATCAACGGCTCGACGGTTACACTTCAAATCGCCGGGGCCGATGCACTCTCGATTAACGCTAGTAAAAATACTCTATTATTGGGTACTTTACAGGTACCCAACGAAGTTGCAATTATTACATCGGCTTCGAGTTCTCCACTGCTTGCTCTTGTAGACACAACAGACGGCGGCTGGCTGGCGTTTTCGCAAAGCGGAATTTTCCGTCTGGCCACAGCAAACACGTCTACAGGTTCGACAGGTAATAAGTTGGGGGTAGATACTAGCGGCAATATTGGTGTGTTGGGATCATATTCGTCAAACAATAAAGTTGTCGTTGATAATGGTAGCGGCTACACCCGTCTTTGGGACGATGCTGGCCACGTTGCAATATACCTTGGCGGAGCAGGCGACCAGCAAAATTATTATCGTAATACCTTGCATACTTTCGGGAGTGTTAACGGAGCTTCAACATATTTTGGGATGGCTGTTGATGTTCTGTATATGTATGTTGGCGGGGCAACGCAAAAGGAAGCGCTGTATAACGATGGTGCAAATCAATACATTTTTCCATATGGTACCGGGACATCAAACCAGCGAGTTTATATAGGTGGCGGCAGCACCGTTGATTTCACTGTAAGTGGTGCCACGAATTTAAGTGGCCATCTAACGGTTGAGGGTGTTACTAGTACCGGAGCGACTGGCACTGGCAAGCTTGTTTTCGATAGTTCGCCCACGATAACCACGCCTTTAATTGTTGGGGGCCAATCATCGAATTTTTCAGCTACGGGGGTTTCCAGTAGCCCAACGCTATCCGCTTTGACCACTTCGTTTACAACTACATTTTCATATACGCCGACATCAAACAACACTACCGGATCAATCGCCGCCTCTGTTACGAAAGCCAGCACTGTAGGCGGCAATGTAAACGTACAGAACCTTATAGCGTCTTATCACCAGTACACTTATGGGCATTCGGGCACATTAAACAGCGGCTACGGTGTTTATATCGACTCCGCAGGAAAGACAGGCGGCGGAGTGATCGGAACAAATATCGCGCTTTATGTAGCGAGCCAAACCGCGGCTGGTGGCGGGAACGATTATGCGATTTGGACTAATGCGGGTACCGTTCATTTTGATGACCGCGTAGCTATTGGTTCTGGCGTTTCACCCGGAGGGACCGGCACTCTTACTGTTTTGAATGGCGTATATGCAGACTCGGTTAATTTAAACAAATCGGTAGTTATAACCCCGATCGCTTTCGCGAGTCGTCCTACTGGTGTAGACGGTATGATGTGCATGTTTTATGATGCTAACACCGCTGTTTGGGGAGCAAACATTACGGCTGGTGGCGGTAGCAATCATGTTCTGGCTTGGTACAACGGATTTGCGGCACAATGGCGAGTAGCAGGAGCTTGAAAATGCAGTTCACAATCGAAATCGATGATCCGCGGCTTTTGGCTGGCATCACCTATGCTCGCGAAAAGTCGAATTTCTATCTACCGCTTGCAGAGCAAAGTGTGCAAACCGACCAGGACTATGTTACGCAACTCATTATGGGCGTTGCAAAAGTAAATGCCGATATGAAAGACAACGAAGATTTGGCGGTGGCGCATCGAGCGGCATTGACTGGTGATTTCAGTAAATTTGACGCTTTACGCGCGGTGTATGTGGAAGCGGCAAGTGCAACCACAGTCGTAGCTGCTGATCCAGTAGCACCGGTAACCAAAACGTCATGACGGAAATTGATGTAATTATAACCACACTAGAAGAACAACGTAATGCGGCGTTGGCCATGTGTGTGAATCTGAAGGTACAAAACTTTCAGCTTCAAACGGAGATTGATAAACTGAAAGCCGAGATCGCTGAACGCGATAAGCCAATAGTTCCGCCCGAATGAGTAACGGTTTCGGTGCAGTAGGCGAACTGGCATTAGGCCAAATACCATCAGGTATTCGTGCGTCTGCTGGTGCGTCTATTGGTATTGCAACGGTTTCTGTAACCAGTGTTACGATTCATTGGGGTATTGGAAGTTCTTCGGGAACCGTCAGCGTAACAGCGATTGGTGGATCGACTGTAGCGTCGGTTGGTAGCTGTTCTGGAATTGCTACGGTTGTTGCAGTTGGGGCTGGTGTTGCAGCGGCTGTGGGGAGTTCGGTCGGTATTGGTGTTGTACTTGCGGGTGGAAGATCGGTCGCAGCATCAAGTGGAAATTCAACTGGTACTAGTTCAGTAATTGCGAACGGTGCATCGGTTGCGGCGGCGGCTGGAAATTCTAATGGAACTTCAACTGTAGCAGGAATTGGGGCCAGCGTTGCAAGCGGGGCCGGTAGTTCATTTGGTACAAGCGTTGTTCAAGCGGTTGGTGGTTCGGTCGCCGCAAGTGTCGGTAGTTCAAACGGTACCAGTTCTGTTTCAGCGGATAGTGTTACTGTTCATTGGGGTTTGGGAGCCTCGGTCGGGACAAGCAATGTAGAAGCAACAGGTGTCGCAGAATTCGCCGGCGATGGAAGTTCAGTCGGTTCTAGTTTAGTTTCTGCAATTTCTATTGAAATTCATTGGGGCGCAGGAAGTTCCGATGGGACTTCGGCGGTTGATGGTGTTGGTACATCAATTGCAACGTTTGACGGTGAGATTGTTGGATCTTCAACAAATGTTGCGGTTGGATCAAGTGTAGCGAGTGCGGCTGGAAGTGCAGCCGGAACTAGCACAGCACATGCAAATAATAATTTTGAAACTATTACTGCTGATGGTGCTGCCCAGGGAACGTCAACGGCTGCGGCTGTTGGGGCGTCGATTAGATTTTCTGCGGGTAATAGCGGCATTCCGCTACCGCAAATTCCACCTATTGTAATAATCGATGGTGAAGCGCCCGGCGCGGTATTTGTTGTAACAGTACAATTAATAGGTGGGAATTCTTTAGGTTCTATTTCGATTGATGGTGAATTTGGTTCAACGGATTTGGTTGCGGCCAAGGTGTCGATTATCGGTGGCGGCGCAGTTGGTGAACAAAACCTAAACGATGACGAGTTGTTAATTCTGTTAGAGGCGGCTTAAAATGTCTGATAAAATACCGCTTCCGCGCTATTCGGTTTGGCAAGGGGTGGGAGTTGCAATAAACCTTGCGTCCCGCGCACTGGAAGAAGTTCGAGCGTTTATAAGAGAAGGCGGTAAGCCAGGGCCGCCCGGCTTGGGGTTTGATGATTATGATATAAAGTATGACGGGGAACGTAAAGTTACGTTCACGTTGGCTCGGAATGGGATTCCGCCGAAAGCTTGGGAAATTAATTTTCCTATGCAAATTTATCGGGGAGTGTATGTAGAGAATAACGAATATGTTCGGGGGGATACAGTAACTTGGGGCGGAAGCCTGTATCATTGTAATGAACCAACAAAAGACAAGCCTGGTGGCGGGTCGAAGGCTTGGACGCTCGCGGTTAAACGGGGCGCGGACGGTCGCGACGGAAAAGTGAAGGAATAATAAGATGCGCTCAATTATCAAAGTAACCACCCCCGCGGTTAGCCATGATCTTATTACATTGGATACGCTTAAATCAGAATTGAATATTACCAACAACGCTTCCGATGTCCGATTGAGCGAAATTATTAGTCAGGCGAGCGGGGTTGTGGAGGATCTAACTGGGCGGGTTTGGGTCAGCGAAGGTATAAATCAGACATATTATATTGGTTTTTGGGAAAACGTTCCAACGTTGGTTTTGGCCCGACGGCCAGTTTCTAATATTGCTTCAGTGGTTGAGAACGGGGTAGTGTTGGTTGAAGATGTTGATTTTGCCAATGATGCGAGAAAGGGGATGTTATATAGAATTAATTATACTGGTTTTATTAGTGGAATTATCGGTGCGCCAAGTATTGTTGTGGATTTCACGGGAGGATATGATTTGTCTGGAAGCCCACCACCTGACAAGCTTCCTGGCGGATTGGTTCGGGCAACACTGTTGTTGTCAAAGGCATATTGGTATGGTTCGCGCGATCCAACAGTACGGAGCGAAACTACGTTTGAGATTGATTCGGTAACTTATCGCGATCAAACGGATGTTGAGAAAGCGGTTATGGATTTGCTCGATGTTTATTCTGATCCAGGTTGGGCGTGATGGATACCGCGGGGGGAAAGATTGCTCGGCTGGAACGGTCGATTGGAAGGACTGGAGAAAGTATTGTTTTGGAACGTCTGGCCACCGATCCGACAACCGGGGCGTCGGTTGTTGTTATGTCGGTTGTGTTGCCTGCGTGGGTTCGGTCGAGTGAACCGCAGGACTTGTTAGCTGGGGATGGGGTTAGGGACATTAGAATTGTGGTAAGTCCAACAATTTTGATGGAAGCGAACATTGGTTCGCCGCCAATGGCGTTTGGGCTTCCGCAGCGGGATGATCGGATTATTGTGCAAGGAAGTTCCGCGAATATTCAAGATATAATGCCGATCTATTGGGGTGGGGCATTGGTTCGGGTTAATCTATTGGCGCGTGGGTAGTAGTGGTTATGATAGATGTTCGAGAACAAATCTTAGAACGGTTGCCAGTTGTTTGTGCGGGAGTTACTGGAATTGGTGCGGTTGCACGAAATCGGCTTGATGTTCCAGGATTGACTCGACCGGCAGTTTTGATAATGGATGGGGTCGAAGAGACATCTTTGGATCGGCCTGCAGGAGGAATAAAGAGGTTTAGTCAAATTCAATTTATGGAATTGACGCCGGAGATTAGAATTTTGCTTCGCGCCGATGATGGAACGGATGCGGGGGCTGTTACTAGTTTGTTTCGACGGAGAGTTATTTCGTCAATTCTCAATGATGCTGCGCTCCAAGCTATAATGGGAGCTAATGGAATAATAAGATATGGGGGTTGTTCAGTTCCCGAGCCGGACCCTCAGACGAAAGAACCACGGCTCGATCTTACGTTCGTGTTTACCTATCCCTTGCGGCTGTCGGACTTAACCTAAACTTGGAGGTATGTTATGCCTGCTTCTCCAAATGTTGACAACATCTCTCTGTTCAAAGGAATTGTCAAGTACATGAAAGCCGGTAGTGGAAGCTACCGCGATCTTGGGGAATGTTTGACTTTCACCACCACCATGACAGTGCAAACGTTGGAATATCAATCCCGCCGGCATTCGACCCGGATTCCGGTTAAGATTATTAACCTCGGAAAGACGTTGGTGGTTGCGTTGACTATGAGCGAATTCTCCCCGGAGAATTTCGAAATGTGGGCAATGGGAACTAATGTTGGTTCCCCGCCGGTGACGCCGATTGGAAGCGATGCGGAAGTTCGGGGCGCCCTTCGAGTAATCGGGGAAAATACAGTCGGCCAAACTTTCCAGCTTGATTTGTATGATGTAAGCCTACGTCCGAACGGCGCGCTTGCATGGCTTGCTGATGCAGATTGGTCTGAAATGATCTTGGAAGGAACGGCCAACGCGGATACGGTTACAGGGAAGTTTGGTGATATCCAGCCGATTACGGCGGGCGCTGAAATTCCAATGGGATCGCCGCCAATCTGATCCAGAGCGTAAGTTCACCTTAAATAGGAGTTACCGGTGGGACTTCCTGATATCGCGCCGCCCGAAGTTATGGCAAAAACAATAACAATTCGTGGTGGCGACTTGAATGTGCGGGGTATTAAGAACCTTGAATGGGTGCAGTTGATACAACGGTTCCCGGATATAAAGAAGCTGATTGACGGAACCGGGATGAATATTGTCGATGTGTATGAGTCTACTTCGGATGGGCTTATACCCGCGGTTATTGCTACCGGAATGGGTAATTGTGGAGATAAAGCGACGGAAGATTTGATACTAGAGAGATTGAGCGAGGCGGAGCAGTTTGCAATCTTTGAGTCTATAATGGAATTGGGCTCTGCTGAGAAAGCGGAGGCGAGAAGGAAAGTAAACCCTTTGTTAGAAAGCCCGGGAACGAACAAACCGGGCACGGCCAACGGAAGCCTAGAACCAATTCCGCAGATGATTTCGCCGCAGCCATTTTTGTAGTAGCAAAACATCTTGGCTGGGAAGTTGCCTGGAATATGACAATGAGGCAAACTCAGGCGGTGTTGAAGATAATTGATCGGGAATATCGTAAAGGACTTAGGGACCAACTAAGGATCCAGGTTCTTGCGGTTCATGGTGATCCGAAAGAAGTTATGAAGATGGTGAAGTAGGGTGCAAATTAAAGTTGAATCACGAAACCAAGATTGGAAGGATGCGGCGAAGCAGATTGAAGGAACAATCTTTGGCGCGGCTCGGGGTGCGTTTCAGGACTTAGCGGCCCAAGTCCAATCTAAAGCTCGGGCAGAGATTGCTGGGGCTGGGTTTAAAGGAAAATGGGTTACGGGATTTAAGACTTATATTTTTCCGAGGGTTCCAGGGCCAAATGATGTAACTGAGTTGACTATGCGGGGGTTTCATAGTTATAATATAGCGAATGTTTTTGAACGAGGCGCAAATGCTGTGGGGAAACCGTTGTTGTGGATTCCTCTTGCAACAGCGCCAAATTCGGTTAATGGAAAAGCAACAACTCCGGCGAGGCTTATTGCGGCGGGGGTGCGGTTGCATAAAATTACTCGGGGTGGAAAGAACATCTTGGTTGGGAACATTATTCGGCCAAGCGCACGGTCGAAGAAGAGAACGCTTGTTAAGTTGGCGCGGGGCCGGTTTGTACAGTCGGGCAAGGTTACGTTGGCGCAACTGTTGAATGCACAAAGGAATATTAGGCGGACCCAGGTTCGGCGCGCGTTTGGTGTTGCAGGTGGCTATCAGACTGTTTCGATACCACTTTTTGTTGGTGTTAGTTCGGTTGAGATTAGGAGGAAGTTTAATATTTCTGCAATATACGAGCAAGGACGGGATGATTTGCCAGAGTTATACAATGCTCGGCTAGCACAGCTGATCTTCAGTACAGTAGGGAAAGCGGTATAGAAGATGGCACAGGGCGTTAATATAAATCAAAGAATTGTTATAATCGGTGGCGATGATGCAAGGCGGCAGTTGGAGGGGGTTGCAAAGGTTGGGGAACAGTTAGGAGTAAATATCCAGAAAGGGGCGGAGAGAGCCAACCAAGGGTTAAAGACGTTTGAGACCGGATTAAATCAGGTTGAAGTTAGCGCTAAAGCAACTCGATATGCGGCGCAAAACCTTACATTCCAAATTAATGACGTTGTTACGAGCTTGGCGAGTGGGATTAGTCCATTTCGAACCTTTACTCAACAGGGCGGTCAGTTTGTTCAGTTGTTCCAGCAAGGTGGCGGCGTTGGGAATGTTTTAAGGGAATTGGCAAGTCGTTTCAGTGGAGTGATATCGCCATCAAAGTTGGCGCTTGGTGGAATTGTAGCTATTGGTGCCGAAGCGGGAGTTTTAGGTGAAAAGGTATTAGAAAGCTCTGATAGAGTTAGAAGATTTGGAGTTATATTAAATACGCTTGGAGGAGGGCCGACGGTTCTTCGTGGGGGTGAGGACAATGCTCAACGGCTTAATTTCCCAACTGCTGTTGGTCCACAAACCGCACAAGAATTAACAGACCTTACTACTAAATTTCGTGATTTAGCACTTGCTCCGGCAGAGGTTGCTAAAAGATTTGAACAAATTCGTCGTGAAGGTATTTTGCCGTTGCAAGTGGATTTTGGAAAGCTTGTTCGGGCAGGAGAAAATCTTAATACTGCTCTGGGAGCAGGTTCGTCTGATAAGCTTACTTCTGCTATAGCTGAACTATTAAAAGGAAATGTTGCGCCCGCAACTGAGCTTGCAAAACAAGTTGGCCTTATTGGGCAAAATTCAAATCTTGCTGCAAATGGCCTTGGGAATGCAGCGGGATTTTTGGAAGCGTTTAAGAATAAAATGGGCGATGCAAATGTAAATGCACTTGATCCATTTAGTAGGCGGCTTCGGGAAGTTAATACAGAATTTCAAGGCTTTCAGGATAGGCTTGCTCAATTCTTTAAAGAAGGGGTGGTAAATTTTGGTGAAACTATCGGTGCGTTTAATGATCTTGGAAGAGCAATATCGGCAGCTTTTAATAGAGGTGATGTTGATGGTTTAAATCGTGCATTGGCTGAGACGAAAAAACAAATTAAAGAATCTACTTTTGGAGGCACAGTTCAGGGTGTTGCTGATATTGCTAAGGGGGTTGAAGATAGAATTCCTAGGATGCTCGGCGGCACTCAGGGGCCACCAATTCAACAACAAATTCAAGCAACTGATCCCGTAGGAGGTTTTGCTCTTGCGACGGGAATTGTGGATGATATTACAAAAGTATTTACTGCGGAGAACCCGTTTGCCGAGTTGGAAGTTTCAGCGAAAGAAACTGGAAATAGTATATTAAGTTATTATACAAGTATTGCAAATGCTATTAATGATGTTCTTGGTACTAATATTCAAGCTCCGGGAAGTCGGGTGGTGGCGTCAGCGGCTATCCCGCCGGCAACGGGTGGCGGTTCTTTCGATACCGGCTCGACCAACTTCGGCACACTTCCAGATGGGTTTTCTAGTGGCGGGTTATTTAAGGGGGCCGGGAGTGGAACGAGCGATAGTAATTCCATTCGGATTAGTGATGGAGAGTACATTGTAAACGCAGTTGGAACCCGCGCAAATTTTCCTCTGTTGGAAGCGATTAATTCAATTGGGCGGCCAATCCGAAGCAATAGTAGGGGATTTGCTGCGGGTGGTTTGGTGGGTTCTGGTGGATTGGTTGATTCTCGAACCAAATTTACGTTGTTTATCGAAGGGCGACCGTACGCTGATCTTGTAGCCCCGGATGCAACGGCGAATAGTCTTCTTCAACATGCCCGAACGAGTGATTTAATAAGTTTGGGAAAATCGCCAAGTTGGAAGAGGTAGTAGAGGATGGAAGTTAATGACTTTACGGAATTACGGATTTCGGGAGCAGAAGTTCCGCCGTTCTCGGCGCGCGGGCTGACGCAAACCATTGAACCGATCGCTCCGGCTATTAAATTGGAACGGGCGGTGAATGGAAGATTAATTGATATGTCAATTCCGTCGATGAAGTTGTATAAGAGTAGGATCTCATGCAATGATCTCAATCCTCCTGCAATTGGGGGTTTGTGGCCGGGGATGGAAGTTACAATCGATTGTGTTGCGGAACTCTGTTATCCAACTGGAAGCCCTGGGTTGCAGGAGAGGAACGCGGTTTCGGGCAGCACTAGGACTGAAGGGGATTTTACATTCTATAAGCCAATCTTGGTGATGGTTTGTACGGGATTTAATACATCAACCGATGAGTACGGCGCGGCTGTTTCATGGTCGTATGAGTTCGAGGAACAGACGTTGAGCACAAGTCCATGACGTTTTATTTCGCTTGGGTTGGAGGAACCCCAATACCAGCGTTTGATTTGGTAACGGTTGGTGATATATGGGGCGGATCGGCAGAAGTGGTTTGTCAAATTTGGGCGGGTAAGTTAGAAACCACAGCGGACTTCTTACCAAGCATTAATTGGCGGAGGAAAGTTACCGAAGCTACAAATATGCGAAGCGTTGATGGGTTGGTTGTGGGCAGGGTTTATAAGGCAACTATTGGAGAAGTTATTTCAGATTTTATTTATGAGGGGGATTATTCTGGAACGCTCTCGAATAGTCGGGATAGTAATGGATTGCCGTATCTTTTTATGGGTGTTGAGCCGGCTGAAGGGTTGGCAATGTTGCTGCAATCGGATACGGG